AAACACGCTATTATCTATCATATGACACTCTTTGAGTGTAAACAAATATTTACAGGAGCTATAACTTTATGACTACTAAAAAGCAATTACAACGTGACGTTTTTAACACTGCATTCGAGTCTTTAGGTGGCATTACTAAATTGATACAATGGTGTAATGAGTCAAGCGATAATTACAAGGAATTTATTAAGCTATTTGTCAAGCTTGTACCGCCTGTAAAGAGTGATAGTATAGAGACTTCTACTCATGAGTCATTCATTCAAACACTTATGTTAGAAGAAAAAACACGCTTAAACAACGTGTCTAAACCTATCAAATTGTTAGAAGTCACTGCCATTAATGAGAGTCAAGAGTCATAAGTCTAATGAATAGCGAGCCTATTGAGAATGAGTCTAAATTCCAACATAACATAATAAATCTTATCAGACGTTGTAACTGAGATTGAGTCGCAATCGCACATCTTATCCCCCTCTCCATCTCGCACACGTTCCAGCACCCCCACCCCCTTTCTGATACTTCTGGACCATGTCAGGAAATATTCCGATATATATACACACAATTTTTTTTGGAGCCGATATGATACAATTAAGGATTAATCTGAATAGCAAGGAGGAAATCGATCTATTTGGGCATTTATTCAATTCACCTACAAATATGAAAAAGTGCAAAAAAAAAATCGAAAATGCCGTTGACATTATAGAGATTTCAGGCTATAACTTCGTGAGATCGAAACGCAGAAGCTAACACTTACGAAAGGAGGTCACGTTGTTTAAGAGGACTTTGTATAACCTGTTGTACGCTGTATACCCACCCGTCCATCACCTACGCCTATGGCTTGCCAGGAAGCGGTATGAGAGGTTTATTGAGATGATTACACGTAATGCGGCTTCTCACATGGCGGATGCTATTGATCGAGAGATACTGCAGTCTATTTACAGGGAGGCTATTTACAATGATAAGAATCAGTGATAACTTGAAAGACAGCATTATATTCCGAGGGCTCGACAATATACTCAATGATTGGTATGTGCAGATCAGGGATGGCGGAAAGGTTCTATGTGAGATTCCTACTGGTGGAACCTGTTTGGTATTGCACCAAGAAGACGATCTCCGGAAATGGAAGATTCTCGGAACTATACAGGCTCCTATCACAGCGACTGGAGTGGCTGATAATTTCGTATTGCGTAACAGGAAAGAACCTGAATGGTGGATTGAAGGTGAAGCCGGGATTTATAACCATGGTTTTGATATGGAGATGGACACCAACAAGATGCACGAGGGTGGAACATTTTATTTGGATTCGCTTAACATTACGGAGAACACCGCATGAACAATCGATTGAAGAAGTATTTTGAGGAAAATGCAGATAATTACGAGGAACTCAAACCGAGTCACCCGATGGATGCAAAGGAAGATGGATTTGTGCATTTGGATAAAGCCTGCATTCAGTGTGGTCAAAAAGAAGACTTGAGGGCTTTTGCCCATGGCAACATGACACAGGAGATGGTGGGACTCCTTATATTTTGTGGTAAGTGCTTCCAGCAATATGCAGGGAAGGCTATCTCGATTGATGTAACTGTGAGGGACAAGAAATGAAGAAGATATACATAGCGGGTCCAATGAGGGGATATCCGGACTACAATTTTCCCCTTTTCAAAGAGGTGGCCGAGGAATTAAGGGATTATAATTGGGAAGTTATCAATCCTGCAGAGCTTGACACGGCTAATGGATTTGATACAGATCGTCACGCTGAGTCCATTAAGCGCAAGGAACTGGAAGATTTTATCGTAAGGGATGTACATTTGGTCATGTCCTGTGACGCAATATGCGTACTTCCTGGATGGGAAAAAAGTTATGGAGTTGCTGTGGAGGTGGCAGTAGCGAATTATTGTGGCATTCCTATATTCACTCCAGCAGGAGCCGTGGAGGAAAACAGTGGAATATAATTTTTTTCATTATTTGCTTGACATTGCTTTTGTAGGTAGTATAATAGGTAGTATGGCTGGACTTATAGCATACTTTTCGTGGGAATATTTTTCTGACTTTTGGATATGAAGGGGGTGATTTAGTTTGAGGTTTACAGTTGCAGACGATAATGGTGAGGAAACGGTTCTGGAGTTGTCTCTGGAAAGTGACAATGATACAGAAGGAAGCATTGACCTAGTTGCACGTGAGGTAGGGAACGATGAACCGTGGTACCTTATGTCATTCAGGGATGGGAGGTTTGTAAGGCATTCAGGAATAGATGTTGAGGGTATTGAAACAGAGCGTAGCGGAAGAATCAAAGAAATAACGAAAGATTAATTTTGTAGCATAATTTTATTTACAAGGGGATTGTAATGAAAACAGTAATCAAGCACAGACAAGATGGCCACTATACAGCATGTGGTGTCTACACGCCAGAAGGAAGCACATCAAAAATTAAAACCAACAAAACATGGAAGGGTGTCACATGCAAACGATGCTTAAGAGTAAAGGCCAGGGCCGAAAGAATCGCAAACGCTCTAAGGGCAAACCGAAGAACTCGTAAAACAGTGAGGGCTACTTCTCCAATCGCTTCAAACTACTAATGAGTGGGGGACAGGATGTTTATAGCAAACCTGAACCCGAACCAGAGGAAGATGGGATACACGCACCTTCGCACTACTGCCAAGGCAATATAGAAGTTTCAGATTTCATTGAAGATCAAGATCACCTTGGTTGGTGTCGTCAAAATGCGATCAAATATATATGTCGGAGTGGTGCGAAGGTTTCGGAGACTAAGGAGAAAAGTCTTAAGAAGGCCATTTACTATCTGGAGCGAGAGATGGGAATGCACAGGAAGGAGACTATTATTAATGGGTAAAGGTTTTTTTGCAAAATATTTGTTAGTGAGATGTCTACCGAAAGAAGTGAGTAGGTTTCGGTTTGAGGTCTTTAGGGAATTTGAATACGTAACAATGGTGGAGGGCTTCCAAGGCACCATCAGAGTTCCTGTAGGATTTAAAACTGATTTCGCATCCACACCATGGTTCACTAGAGCCATATTCCCTCCAACGGGAAGGTACAATGAAGCGGCAGTAGTTCATGACTATCTCTGCTTTTTGTCAAACAGGAGGCATCACAGTAAGGAGACACGCAAGAAACTTAGGAAGTACGCTGACTCGGTGTTCATCGAGGCAATGGAAGTTTTACGTGTTAAGAAGTGGAAAAGATGGACCATGTGGAAGGGAGTAGCATTGTTCACGTGGTGGAAAAAAGGTAAAATTGCAGATACTTAATTTTTAGAAAGGGGAAGTTATGAAGTCGAAATTCCAAGAAGCAAAAGACGAAGCATTACAAGAAGTTGCAAATGAGGAAAAGGATAAGATGAAGCATACGTACAAGAACAAGCTCAAAGAATTGGCAGGAGCCAAAAGGGTAGTCCTTAACCTTGAAAGAGAACTAGAGGCACTAGATGACAAGTTCGAAGCAAAATCTACCAAATGATTTTTACGGTTATAACGTTACAAAGCCTGAACATCATTATTTTATTAATGCAGAGACAACAGCAGGAGGGGATGCGATGCTAAGGGATTCCGATATTATGGGAAGGGGTTATCCAGATTTGAAAAACCAACCTGTCAAGATTCATATGGCAGGGTGGGAGAGTGACACTTTTAAACTGCAGAATGCAGGGTGGCAGATTTCAGTTGAGGAAATGGATGACCCAAGTAACTTTTGTCGCAGGATTAGAGTTGCAATGAAACACCCACACCTCAAGCTGTACTGTGTGACAGACCATAATAGATATGACCACGGTGATGAAGAATGGATGAAGCATTACGGCAGACCAACGATTGAGCTAACTGTTCGGAGCATAGCGTGTGATATGCAAGTTTTGCATGTGCCTGATGATTTTACGAATTTTCAACCAGTAGACGCAAGGCCGATCTACGAACACTCGCAAGGGGATTACCGGAGTATTGAAGAATTTAAAATATTCCGTCCCCTAGCTCCAGAGAAGCAAATCATAATACCCAACGAATCTGTTGCGGAATTGTTATCAAAGATCGAAGGAATGCAGGAACCATACCAAGAACAGTTACGGGAAGAAAAACGTGCAGCCATGAGAAAATTCCAAAGAGAAGTGAATGAGCATGATTTGGCAACCAACATCGTGGCTCAGGTAGCAGTAATAGCATAATTTTAGGGGGGATATGTTTCAAGGGGACGAATCTCTTTTGCAAGGAGATTGTGGTGGGTTCGATTCCCACTCTCTCCATAACTTTTATCTTAGGGGATAAGATATGAAAAAGTTTGGATTAAAAGAAGCAAGCAGGGCTGCAGAGTTCGCAGTGACAACAGATCAGAAGAAAACTGTATTGGCCGTTGTGAAGATGCTGGATGTTCCAATCACATTGGCGAAGGAAGCTACAAAGAACGCAAAGAAGCTGTTCAAAGTAACTGAAAGACTGGAGTCAAAAATTGACAGGCTAGAAGCCAAGACAGAAGGTCTGCAGCACACAGTAGACGAGGCATACAACGAATCACACGACACAAACGCTGTAGCAACAAATTGGTCAAAACTAATATAATCGAAGGTGCGCATGTTCCAAGGTAAAAGGCGAATTGGACTCCAAATCCGATTGAGGTAGGTTCGATTCCTACCGCATCTGCTTTATAAGGGGAATAAATTGAATCAGGAAGAAATGAAAACATTGGCTCGTGAAGAAGCCGAAAGAGAACTTGCAGACGAGGGATTTGATAAAGAAGTACAGGTACAAAAGAATATCATCAGAGCAGAGAAAGTGAAGAAGCCTTTATCGCTCAGACTGGCAGAGGTTCTTGCAGGACGAAAAATAGGGGGTCCCACTGATCTTCCAGAAGCTGTCCAGATCGGGATATACGAATTAGATGGTTATGCAATCAAGACGTTCTTGTGGGAAAAGGATAATCATGAGCAGATCGTATCATTTGATGTGCATGACGAAGACGGAACGTATATGGGATGCAAAACTGTGAAGATTGACATTCGCAGACTTAAAGATTAATTTAATAAGAGAGGTCACTATTAAAGTTTTTGACCGTTTTCTTTAATAAGGAGGAACATGGATAATTTAGTGAAGATCAGCAATGACGAACTGATAAAGCATTATGATTCGATGTTGACTAGGCTGAACCGTCACTACAAGGAAGGGTTTTATAAGTGGGTAGAGAAGGGGAACCCTCATGTGGCAAAGAGACTTGTTATACTCGATGAAAAGATCAATGAGGTTTGGGAGGACTGTGTTAACGGAACCAAGTCAATTACAATGTTTAAGGCAGGGGTGAAGCTGTATGAGGACACTGTCAGAAAGGCTTTGGAAAACTATGACGAGAAAGACAAAGAAATCCAAGAGCAGGATGGCGAAGGAGAGGAAGCGTAAACAGGTTGTTGCTCAGGTACGTAAGGATTATTATGACCCATTTAAACAACCACTGTTCAAAGAGAGAGTTAAAACATTGAATAACTTATTAACAAAGAGGGAGCAATAATGTTACAAAACATGAAACTAAAGGCAAGTGGTACTCAAGAAGTTCCTGACAACGTTGTACCAACAGTGGCGGATGAATGCAAGGACGAGGCATGCATGGTTACAGTGAGCGAAGACGTAAAGGCAAAGTTTGCAGAAGAAGCAAAGAAGATGTTCGAGAAGGGTGGCCAGGGTGATGGAGAGCAAACCATAGAAGAAGTTGTCGTTCCTGTTGTCAAAAGAGATTCATGGCCAGATCAATCAACAAAGGACCCGAAGGTTACTCTAGCGATGATGGTTAAAAATGAAGAAGCTCATATAGCAGACTGTCTCGAAAGCATGAAGGACCATGTTGATGAAATCGTGGTTGTTGATACAGGCTCTACAGATAAAACTGTTGAGATATGTGAAAGCTACGGAGCTAAGGTGTATCACCACAAATGGGAGGATTCATTCTCTGTAGCACGTAACCATGTTATATCACACGTGGAGACTCCATGGCTTATACAAATGGATGCAGACGAAGTAATGGAAGCTGACTCAGCCAGCAAGGTGAGAGACGTTGTTAGGTCAACACACAGTAGCAATGAGAACCTTATTCACCTAGTCATGGTGAACCAAGGCAAAGATGCGATAGAAGCAACAAGCGTAGTTAACACTGGCAAGATCATGAGGGTGATACCATCACTTCATTTCAAGAACAGGGTGCATAATAAATTGGTATGTCCAGGTGGAGTTCGCCAAACAAACCTAACAATTATTCATCATGGATATGATTTGCCAGATCAGAAAACAATGACCGATAAGAAGAACCGTACCACGAGGTTATTGCTTATGCAGTCAGCAGAACAGCCAGAGGATTGCGAGACTCACCATTACCTATGTATTCAGTATCTGAGAAGCGATGCATGGGATGATGCAATTAGGATAGGTGAGAAGGCCGCAGGACTGTGGGAGAAGTATGAGCCTTACTCTCAGCTTAGACTATTGACGATACACGTAGTCGCAATGGCGTATTACCAGAAGGCAGCACTGGAAAAAACTTTTGAGTTACAGCGTCCATTGTTTATGACATCTGTTGATTGGAGTAAGAAGGCTTTAGTAATTTATCCTGATTATCTTGACAGCAACAATCTACTTAGCTCTATTTACTTTGCCATCAAAGACCACAAGGAGTGTTGGAAGTATGGTGAGAAGTATCTACAGATTTGTGATATGTTAAAGCAAGATCAATCCAAAGCACTGGTCATACCGCTAATGTCGTTAAAGAACGAATGGATGGTATGCTTACAACTTGCAATCAATTTCTTCGAAGATGCTAATGCTGATATGGCAATAAGGTTTGTTGCCAAGGGAGAAGACCTCCTACCGATGAATTTGAAATACAAGGTATCGTGGGGAGTGTTCAAGTATATGTTGACACTCGGTGATGCTGTAAGCGTTGCAAACGCAGAAGCGATCTACATGACTGGATTCCAACCGGAGTAAAAAATGGAACTGTTTCAATTAGTAAAGGGGTTAAAGAAGGAAGAAGCGATTAGGATGGTTGCTGTGGAGCTTGCAATACAGCTTCACAACTTCCGTTCTGACGTTTCAAGAAACACAGATGCTGTAATTGACGATTCGAAAAGAATTTATACTTATATAACCAATGGAACTTAACAAAGATAATATAGTCCAACACATTATAGACTGTGGTGTCCGTCTTGACGAAATGGAATGTCCAGACCCACCACGATATTATTATATGATAGTTCCAGATTGGATGGAAGAAATGTTAGCACCAGAATATATTTTTAGCTGTAAGAAATGTCAGCACAGAATTTACGTGGGGAAATTCAAGGAAAGAAAGATATCTCAACTGCCAGATTACAATTGCCCAAACTGTGGTGAAGAAGGTTACTTGAACTGGATATCAGAGGGTGAGGGAGACTTTGCCGATTTTGAAGGGGAAAAAATAGATGACAAGAAAGATACTGATTGTGGGTGTACTGGATGTGAAGGGTTCGACCAATATAGCAATGAAGAAGGGCTTTGAGGAAAACGGTTGGGTTGTAGACGAATACAACTACCGAACAAAAGCTAAGGAGTTGGGTGGTGAGGCAATGGAGAACGATCTTTACAATTTTGCATTTGGCAAGGACTATGAATTGATAGTGCTTTGTAAGGTCAATGGTATGAACCCACAGGTAATAGACAGGCTCAACCAAATAGCTCCGACATGGTATTGGTTCATGGACCCAGTGGCAACAGCAAGAGCAATGCAAGCAGTTTTGTATGCACAACGTGCTACGTTCAGTAGCGCAACATCATCAGATGTACATTGGCGTTTCAGTATGATAAACAAAAGAGCTTATCATTTGATAGAGGGTTTCGACCCTAATGTATATTACTATGAAGATATAAGAAAGATTCGAGAAGGTGTCTTTATAGGGAACGCTACCATTCCAAGGATTCAAGCCATTAATGATATCAAGAATGCAGGAATTGAACTAACCATATTTGGACACGG